TTGACTTTCGAAGCCATGGAGGTCAGCCCGGCGAACTTTCTTGACGTAACAGATGAAAACGGATTGAAAGTTTTATTTGAAACTGGAGCTGGTACTGATGCAACAATAGTTACTGCTTAATTTCCTTCATATACTTGCATACAATTAACCCTTACTTCGGTAGGGGTTTTTTGTTTACGGTACAAAATCGACCTCTAATCGTTTATAATATATGATTATTCTAACTACTTCAACAAATGACCAAAGCTTTGTGTTTATTCCACGAAGTAAAGATTTTGATTACGTAGCTATTACGGATGACCAAACAAACGTAACAACTGAAATAGATACTTACACTTACACGGAAGGGGACTATTACGATACGTTTGAAGCTGAATTTAATTTAGTAGAAAATCATTTTTACGATTTGGTATTTATTAACGGTGCGGTCGTAGTTTATAAAGATAGGATATTTTGTACTAATCAAAATGTTAATACCTTTACAGTGAACAAAAACCAATATACGGCTAATAACACCACAAATGAATTTATAGTATATGAATAACATACACGTTTTAGAATTAAGTACATACACAACGCCCGTAATTCAAGAATCTAAAAGAGATGCTTGGGTGGAATTTGGCGAAGATAATAATTACTTTCAGTTTATCATTGATAGGTACGTTAATTCAACTACTAATTCGTCTGTAATAAACAACGTTAATAGATTAATATACGGTCGTGGGTTAAGTGCCTTAGACGCTAATAAAAAGCCTAACGAGTACGCTCAAATGATGGCTTTATTTCATGCTGATTGCATTCGTAAAATAGTTTTAGATCGTAAAATGTTCGGTCAATTTGCAATGCAAGTTCACTACGACAAGGCGCATAAAAAGATTTTAAAGGCATATCACATACCCGTAAATTTGTTACGTGCTGAAAAATGTAATAAAGACGGAGAAATAGAAGGTTACTATTATTCAGATAATTGGGAAGATACAAAGAAATATGTACCTAAAAGAATCCCAGCGTTTGGATATTCTAACGAACAAGTAGAAATACTTTATTCTAAACCGTATGCTGTTGGAATGAAATACTACGCTTTGCCTGATTATCAAGGTGGTTTACCCTACGCAAAGTTAGAAGAAGAAATTGCAGATTATTTAATTAACGAAGTGCAAAACGGTTTTTCAGGAACTAAAGTAGTAAACTTTAACAACGGTGTGCCGACTGAAGAACAACAACAAATAATAAAAGGAAAGGTATTAAGTCAATTAACGGGGTCACGCGGTCAAAAAGTAATAGTTGCATTTAATGCTAACCAAGAATCTAAAACTACGGTTGACGATTTACCGTTAAACGATGCTCCCGAGCATTACACTTACTTAAGTGAGGAGTGCGTTAAAAAGATTATGTTAGCGCATAATGTTACAAGTCCTTTACTTTTCGGTTTAGGTTCGTCAAATGGATTTAGTTCAAATGCTGATGAATTACGTAACGCACAAGTGTTATTTGAAAACATGGTAGTAAAGCCTATTCAAGACCAAATTATAGAAGCATTTGAAACAGTACTACATTATAACGGAATTAGTTTAAAGCTATATTTTGAAACGTTAAACCCGTTAGATTCTGCTGGCGACTTGACAACAAACAGCGACAAAAAACGCTTGTTAGATTCAATCAATAATTTGAGTCCTTTAGTAGCTAATAAAGTAATTGAAACTTTAACACCTAACGAAATACGTAGTATAGTAGGTTTACCACCTGAACAAGGCGGTAGTGATTTAGCGCCCGAACTATTAAGCAAAGATTTTAAGATAGCTGAAGCGTTAATTAAATTAGGCGAAGATGTACCCGAAAATTCGATTTTAATAGACGAATATCCCGTAGACTATGATACAGACGACCAAGAGAACGAAACGCTTTCTAAAGAGCCTAAACAGTCTTTATTAAGTAAAATTGTAAACTTAGTTTCAACGGGCGATAATAGACCTAACATAACAAGTAAGCAAGACGAAGTAATCGGAGACGTTAAATTTATAACAAGGTACGTTTACGCTGGTGAAACAAAAAAAGATAGCCGTGAATTTTGTCGTAGAATGATAGCGGCTAATAAAATATATCGTAAAGAAGATATTATAAAGATGGGTTCGCAAATAGTTAATAAAGGTTGGGGTCCGAAAGGAGCTGATACGTATTCAATTTGGTTCTATAAAGGTGGTGGTAATTGTCACCACCGTTGGAATAAACAAGTTTACGCTACATTTAGCGGCAAAGCAATAGATGTTAATAGTAAAGAGTTAAAACAAGTTGCGGTACGTAAAGCTGAAAAGTTAGGGTATGTTGTAAAGAATGATTCTAAAGTTAGCCAAAGACCAACGGATATGCCTAATAGCGGATTTTTACCAACTAATAAAATATACGGGGAATAATGGCTGAAGCACTACTAATAACAAGACAAGACGTTGTTAAATTCACTGCAATGAATGGCAACGTAGACACGGACAATTTTATTCAGTACGTTAAAATAGCTCAAGACATTCACATACAAAATTTCTTAGGTACTGATTTACTTCAAAAATTACAATCTGAAATTATTTTAGCTACTTCAGGAATACCAACGGCAATAACAGTAAGTAACCAAGGAACTGGATATACAACGGGAACGGCTGTAAATACAACGAGCGCAACGGGAACGGGTTTAAAATTGAATATTACTGCTCCTTCTGGGTTAATTACAAACGCTACAATAAATACAGCGGGAACGGGTTACAAAGTAGGAAATACTGCGACTGTTTCGGGTGGTACAAATGGAGCGGTTACAATAGCTTCAATTTACACAATACCAACCGACTATAATAACCTTTTAGTTACGTATGTTAAACCGATGCTTATACACTGGGCTATGGTTGAATACTTACCTTTTGCAGCTTACACAATAGCTAATAAAGGGGTGTACAAACACAATTCGGAAAACGCTACGAACGTTGAAAAAGTAGAAATTGATTTCTTAATAGAAAAAGAGCGTTCAATAGCACAACACTATACTGAAAGATTTATTGATTATATATCATTTAACAACGATTTGTTCCCTGAATACAATAGTAATTCAAACGGGGATATGTACCCCGACACAAATAACAATTATACTGGCTGGTATTTATGAAGAACTACAAACCAAAAGACGAAAACATAAAGAAATTATTAACCTATTTAAGTAAGCAAAATGGCAAACGTAAAGATAAGTCAATTAACGGCAAAGGGAAGTAATATTGTTGCTACCGATCGTTTTGCAATTGCGCAAGACGATGGAGGTGGTACGTTTTCAAGTAAGTACGTAACGGGCGCGCAAGTATTCAACAAGACAATGGTTACCTATACGGCTTCGCTAACTAACTTGGTTTTATCGGATGCTAATAAAATTATAAAAACAGACCGAGGTACGGCTAATGATTTACGTATTCCCTTAAATTCAAGCCATGCGTTCCCGATAGGTACGGAAATGATTATATTTCAACATGGCGCTGGACAAACAACTATCGCTGGAACTGCTGGAGTTACCTTACATTCAACGGGCGGTAAAACTAAAACAACGGGACAATATTCGGTTGCAACGTTAATAAAGGTAGGTACTGATGAATGGGTTTTATTCGGAGATATAACAACATAAACAAAGACGAATGGCAAATACAAACGGTTGGGGTGACGGTGCGGCAAATAACACAATAGGTTGGGGGCAAGGTGCAAATAATGCAATAGGTTGGGGTGACATTCACGCCGATAGTTGGGCGGGTGCTACGGATATTGTAGGGATAACAACAGACGCAGACGCACAAGCATTTATAACAGCGGCTGCAATAACTGACTCTACACAACAAGCGGCTATTAATACATTAGTTTTAGATTTAAAAACTTATTCTATTTGGGATAAATTAAAAGCTTTATACCCAATGGTAGGCGGCACAAGTTCAACGCATAAATTTAACTTAAAAGACCCGAGAGATTTAGACGCTGCATTTAGGGGTGTATTTGTAGGAGGTTGGACACATTCAAGTAATGGAGCTTTGCCTAATGGAACGAATGCGTATATGGACACTAAGTTAACACCATCAACTTCTTTAGGGCAAAATTCGCAAAATATAGGTTATTATTCACGAACAAATTCAAACGGACTTGAAGTAGAAATAGGTGGACAAAATATAAGCAGTACAATAAGAAGTTACGTTATAAGTAGATTTAGTGGCGTATCTTATTTTAATATAAATGCCGCAACTGATAGCACCGTAGCAAATGCAAATTCACAAGGCTTCTTTACTGCAAATAGAACAGCCTCAAATGTAATAAACGGTTGGAAAAACGGAATAAAAGTATTAAATAGTGCTACAATTTCAACGGGTAATTTTAACGGTAGTATTTGGGTAGGGGCTTTTAATAATTTAAACGGACCAACATACTACTATTCAACAAAACAATGTGCGTTAGCTTTTATTTCAGATGGCTTAACAGATGCTGAAGCACTTAATTTTTATACCGCAGTACAAGCATTTCAAACAACTTTAGGTCGTAACGTATGAAACTAAGAGATTTAACAACAAATAAAGATATTTACGTAGGATTACTTACGGAATTACAAAAAGACGAATTAGTAGGACAATTATACGATTTAGATTCGTACTTTAATCCGATACAAGATATAGAAGATAATTGGCTAATATCAATAGAAGAAATGCAACAAAACGAAAACCCGAATTTTACTTGGGTTCGTGATTTGCCATTAATAGAATATATACCAAAACCAACACCACCACCATTTGAAAATTAATTATGAAAATGATACCTATAACACAATTTATTGAAGTGATAAAAAAACAAGGCGCTATCGGAGTTTTAGCGTTATGGCTTGCGTACACACATTTTGAAGTACAAGACGTAAAAGACCGTTTGTATAATTGTTTAGATAAAAACGAATACTACAATAGAAAGCCTATTCATGAAAAGCCTTTAGTACCTATTATAAAAAACGATACGGTTGCGGTACTTGAAAATAAAAGCCGTAAATTAGCGAAAAAATAATTTATGAAGCTAACTAACAATTTTAATTTAAACGAGTTCAATAAGCACAATTTTCCGCTTACTGAAACTATTTTACGTAACATTCAAGAACTTGCGAAGAACTTACAAGTTTTAAGAGATGAAGTAAAAAAACCTATTAAGATAACAAGCGGCTATCGTGATCCGTCTTTTAATAAGAAAATAGGCGGCGCAAGTCAATCGCGTCATATTACGGGCGAAGCTGCTGATTTAAAAATAGAAGGTTACACACCGAAACAAGTTGCTGCTATTATCGAAAAATTGATTGCAGCTGGTAAAATGAAACAAGGTGGAATAGGTACATATTCAACTTGGGTACATTACGACGTTAGAGGAACTGCAGCACGTTGGAATAAATAAATAATTATGGCAAAGAAAAAAATAACAATTGACACGGATAACGTAGACGTTAATTTAGAAAAAGACGGTACGAATATTAAACTGGATATAGACTCAAAGAACGTAGATATTCACGTATTAAAAGACGAAGTGAATAAAGAATTTAAATTAGATAGTAAAAACATTGACATTGAAATTTCAAAAACCGCTGAAGGGTTAGAGGTGAAAGTCGAATCTAAAGGCGGTATTTGGAAACTAATAGCTAAACGAATCGTTAAATTTATTGTAAAACGATTTAAAGTAGGCAAATAAAAATTTTCTTTCTGTTTGTTTTGTGTTTGAAACCCTTGAGAAATCAGGGGTTTTGTTATTTATGTAAATTTTTTTTAATAAAAAGTATTGTTATATGAATTATTTATATTAGTTTTGTAGAAACGTTAAAACAAACACTATGAAAACAATTGAAGAAATTACAGGGTTAGAAAACGCAATTATAATGCAAAGCCAAAGAGATTCATTGCGAAGTGAATTACAGGCAAAATCAAGGTTTAATCAATTTGATAAAGAATGGGAAGAAAAAACTAATTTATTAAAACGGTTAGACCAACTTTTTTTCTTGCATTGTGAATTGTGCAAATTAAAATTAAGCAAATTTGGAAGATTAATATAAAAACATTAAAATAAACACGATGAAAAAACGAACAGGAATCTTAATTAACTCGATAATTATTTTGTTGGGTGCAACTTACGACAGTTACTTAATGTTAGGAGCTGGTGTAATTTGTTTATCTTTAGTACTAATTTCTAAAACTAAAAGACATGAACTCAAAAATTAAAAACGTGGTTAATACGTATTTTCCGCACAAGCCAAACATAACTTATTTAAAGCGCAAGTGGATGAATAAAATTTGCCCTGAAGATAAAGGCGGATCATTCAACGAAAAGCTATACAACGACTATTTAGATGCTATATTAAACTATACAAAATGAACTGGCAAACTAAGCAAAAACGAACTAAGCAAGTAAACGTATCTTTTGAATGGACTAATAAAGGCGATTTAATAGCGATTTTAAGCGATTTAAAAGAGTTTCTATCTTCAGGAATAGAAAAGTACCACGACCAAAAGAAAAGCGTTGAAATCGCAGATAAATGGCACGAAGTAGAATTTAGCCAAAAGTTCGTGGATAAGATTCACGAAAGTACGGAATCGGATATTAACGGTGAATTAAAATTAGTAATAAAAAGTAATTTCTAATGGCAGAAGAAGCAAAGATGGCACTACTATTATTTAGTGTTGGTTTTATAGCAATAGTAATAGGATTAATTTATAATAAAATAAATGATAAATGAAATCAGAAGTAACTTTAAAAGAATTGTATTTAACGCGTACGCCTTTTGCTATCGTGGAAAGTGATGAGTTTGGAGGTACGATCTACTCGATAGTATTC